TTCAGCATTGTTTAATACTTCGTTGTTAACAACAAGTACGGGACCAATACAGGTATTACCTTTCATTTGTATAAAGTGTGCCATTATCCAATCACCACAATCACAACGCCAGAGCCACCAGCAGCACCGCTGCTTGTATTGGTATTGTTTCCGCCTTTACCTCCACCACCACCACCACCAGTATTTGCAGCACCAACAGTTGCACTTAAAGTTCCCGTTCCACCGCTTCCTCCTCCGCCGTTTCCACCAGAAGTTAATGTACTTCCACCAGAACCTGCAGAACCTCCACCACCACGAACTACTGGAGTTCCTGTAATAATGTTAGATGTAATTCCGTTTCCACCCGCAGCACCTACTGTATTTGATGATGCTGCACTTCCAGCGTTTGCTGCACCTCCCCCACCGCCCCCCAATGAAACGTTACCTGTGCTACCTCCAGGATTTCCTTGACCAGTTATTCCAGCGCCACCAGGGTAACTTCCACCACCCGCTCCATAACCATTGCCTGAACCGCCCCCAGAACCACCAATTCCTCCAACCCATATTCCAGTAACCGAACCTGAGTTGGTTCCGCTAGGACCACCACCAGCGCCACCACCAAATGCTATATACCGACCAATTGAACTAGAAGAACCTGGCCCTCCTTGACCGTTATTGTAAAAAAAGTTTACGTCATTTAATGTTCCAGAGCCAATCCCTCCACCACCAACAGTTACAGTTAAAGTTCCAGCAGGAAGTAAAACAGTATTGCCATTAGTAATACTTTCTTCTACATAACCTCCAGCACCACCACCACTACCAGAAGAACTTGAATTCCCCCCGTTTGAACCACCGCCACCACCTCCACCACCAACAACAAGTATCTCAGCAGTTCCAGCAGTTCCTACAGTGATGGAACCAGAGCCATTAAATTGATAAATTGCCTTACCAGCACGTGCATTGTTATTTACTGTTGGTGAACCAGTTGATGCGTTAACTGTTGCTGGACCAATAGAACCAGAACCTACAGGGCTAAATAAAGGACTCATTTATATCTCCTATGCGTACTTAATTGGTCCAGAAGCAAGAACAGTAAATGTTGCAGATGCTGTCTTTAGAATAGTAAATGAATAAGTATCTAGCGCTGAGGTGTTACCAGCAGCAGGCGCGGTTCCACCAGACCACTTAGGGGTTACTGAGGTTCCATCAACAGTAAAAGTTGTTGGGCGATAGGCCGTAGCACCGCTTGTATTGATAACGTTAATTGTTACTGCTTGGTTCACAGCAAGATATGAATCTAAAGTGGTTGTTGAGTTAGCGCGAAAGTTAAAGCCAAAGGTAGCGGTAGCAGCTACTGTGTAGTACCAGACTCCAGAGGTCAAGCAATCAATGTTAGTAGCTGTGCTAGAAAGGGCGCTTGCTACTATGTTCCAGCTCTCTGTAGGCGCGGTTAAGTTATCATCCAACAGAGTCAGGTTGGTAGTATGGGCGGTGTTATATGCCTTTGTCATTTATCTATTCTCTCATTTCTATGAAATTTTGGGGCGCTTAAATTTATGAAAGGAGTAGTTGTGCTTCTTCTTCTGTAATTTTTAATTTAGCAAGGAGTGCAGCACGTGCAGCGGCTTTCTCAGCAGCGGCTTCCTCTGCTGCATCAACAGCAGCCTGTGTTGCTTGATATGATATAAGTTCTTCTTGAGTCATTTCACGCTCTATAAACGTATCGGTTGATAGGTCATTAATTCCAATAATTGGATTAGTCATTAGTTAACTCCATAAAGTGTGTATGTGCCACCATTCCAGTTTCCAGCACTGTTTACAATATTAATCTGTGTGATAGCTGATGTTGAACCATAATAAGTAAAGTATCCAAAACCAGGAACGCTTCCTCCAGAGTTTACCCCTTTTAATATACCATATTTCCAAGAAGAGGTATTTGAATAGTTTTCAATTAACAGTTCAACCCAGTTATTGTTGGATGAAGCAGAGCCTTGAATTACTCCTTGGATATAAGCTTGACCTTGCCCATTATTCCAAGCTGTTGTATTTCCCAAACTGTAAGTAGTTGCATAAGTTGAACCATTATCATTATTAAAAATATACCTAGGTACAGTAGCAGAAGCATCATAAAACCCTTGAATTTGCAAAGCAAGTTTTTTATAACTTTGAGATATTCCAGAGATAACAAAACTGTTTGTACCACTAATGCTTCCTGTGGCAAGTTGAGTATACGCGCCAGCAGATACAGAAGCCCACTGCACACCAGAACCAGTAGTTTGTAAGTACTGACCGTTGGTACCTGCAGATGAGTTAGCAGTTAGCGTACCTGTCAAAGTTGCTGCAGAAATTGTTGGGCTTGTAATGGTTGATGTCCATTTATTACCAGTAGCCTGAGCGGAATCAGCGGTAAGAATTGTATTGTTAGCGCCGATTGGCAAGTTAGTGATTGTATTGCTACCTGTTGCGGCTAGTAGGTCGCCTTTAGCAGTTACAGTAGATAAAGGAATCTTTGTTGTATCAGTTGGAGTGGCCCAGTTTAGCCCAGTAGCCTGAGCAGAGTTAGCAACTAACGCCTGGCCGTTTGAACCAATTGCAAGTCTGGTAACTGAGCCAGAGCCAGTAGCAGCAATTAAATCGCCTTTAGCAGTAACTGTTGAAAGAGACACAGTTCCAGAGAGAACTGTAGAAACAGTTGAAACAATATCGATAACGTCAGTTGCAATAAGCGCGGTAAGACCTGTGATAGAGCTACCTGTAGTAGCTACGTAGTCAACACCACGAACCAATAGAAGACCATTAAGGTGAAGTTGCTCTGTACCTAGCTGATAGGAAAGGGTATTTCCATTATCATCAAGGCCAGATAGAGTTGTCTCACCGCCCGTTGCTGTGTACTTCCAACGGTTAACCGCTGCAAGTGTTTGGTTAGCGTTAGATATGGTCATTAGCTGATTTCGCTCCCGAAGGCGTTAAATGACAAGTTAGCTGAAGAGGCATAGACGCGAATAGTTGCGCCGTTTTCAATAGTAAGTCCAAGAGTAAGGGCTGTTGTATCTGAAGCCGCTACTGTAGCTCCATAGACAATCCAGTTCTTAGCAACTGAAGATGATGTTCCATTTGGCCATACAGCGATGCGGTATGTTGCAGCAGAGGCTGCTTGATTGCAAATGGTGATAGTTGAGACCACAGCCGCAGCAGTGCCGCTAGGGGTGTATAGAGTTGTCTCTGTTGTTGCTGCTGGGTTAGATTGACCCAACACCTTGTATGCAGTAGCTATTTTGGGTTCTCCTTAAATACGCGTGGTTTAATTATCGCTATAAGGGGGGCGTTTGTAAGGGTAAAACCCCTTTGTGATAAACTCTCTCAGTGAACCTAGTTGAGCGCGCCGTCTCCAATGGTGGGAAATTAGCGCCCCTAGCAATACCTCAAGGGCTAACCTCAGGAACAGGGTTAATGAACCCCTCTGTCTTTATAGATGACGATGGGGACATATTAGTTAATCTGCGCCATGTAAATTACACGCTATATCACTCTGAAAATCAGCAGAAATTTCCAAGTCGTTGGGGTCCACTTTCTTATCTACATCCAGAGAAAGACCAGCGCTTAATTACTGAAAATTATCTATGCCGTCTTAATACAGATTTAGAGATGACCGACTATGCAAGAGTAGAGATGCTTGACCTTCACACACCTATATGGGAGTTTGTAGGTCTAGAAGATGCTCGTCTTGTTCAATGGGAGGGTCAGTATTATCTAATTGGTGTTAGGCGCGATACCACTACAAATGGTGTTGGGCGCATGGAGTACACACGCATTAAAATTAATAAAGATGAGTGGTCTATTAAAGAGACTAATCGTGTACGCATACCTGCGCCAAATGATAACTCTTCATATTGTGAAAAGAATTGGTACCCAGTATTAGATATGCCATACCATTTTATTAAGTGGACTATGCCTACAGAGTTAGTTAAGGCAGACCCTAATGAGCCAAAGATAGAACAGATATTTGTTAAAGAAACTCCACCAGCTCCAGCAGACCAACGCGGTGGCTCTCAAGTAGTTAGATGGGGCAGTATGTATATTGCCATCACTCACGAGGTTAATTTATTTAAAAACTACCTTCAACAGAAAGATGGAATATACCGTCACCGACTTGTATTGTGGGATGAGCAATTTAACTTTGTAGGTCTATCCAAGGAGTTTGCATTTCTAGATGGGCGCATTGAATTTGCGGTAGGTGCTGCTGTGTTTGAAGGTGACTTGCTTATCTCTTGGGGGTTTCAAGATAACGCAGCCTTTGTTCTACGTACCCCAAAGATAGTGGTAGAAGAGTTAATTAAAGAGGCGCTTGCATATGAAAATTAATGAGATTATTGAGCGCCTATCTAAAGACCCATTTAATCCAGAGCTTAACTTTGAGGCAGCTTTAGAGTATGAGAGCACTGGTCAGTCTGCTTCCGCAGTTTCTTTCTATTTAAGGGCTGCTGAGTATGGTTACGATACCCATCAAACTATTGCTTATACCTCGCTACTTAAAGTGGCTAACTGCTTTGAAAACCAAAACGACAGAAAACACACAGTAAGTAACTGCATACTTCAGGCTATTGCTTACCTACCAGAGCGCCAAGAGGGTTACTTTCTATTATCTAGATTCCACGAGCGCAACGGTGATTGGCAGGAGTGTTATACCTTTGCTCAAGTGGGCTTATCAAAGAGGGCCTCTATACCCGCACATTTGCCAGCGGATGTTCAGTACCCAGGTAGATTTGGACTTTTATATGAGAAAGCAATTAGTGGTTGGTGGTTGGGCCGCGCTAAAGAGTCTGAGGACTTATTTAAAGACCTACTATGCCAAATAATATCTGACGAATATAGATTATCTATTGAAGACAACTTAAGGAGAATAGGTGCTCCTATTTGATATTGGCGCTAATCGCGGCGATGCAACATTAATTGGTTTACAAAAGGGATATAAAGTAATTGCTCTTGAACCAGCGCCTAAAATCTATAAAGAGCTTGTATCTAACTTTATATATAATCCAAATGTAGTCCCACTTAAGCTAGCAGTCTCCAACACAAACAATGAGCGTGTTGAGTTTTATGAGGCTGATGAAGATGGATTATCTACCCTAAATAAAAAGTGGTTGACTTCAGAGGCCATGCCTTACGCTAATAAGCCCTTTAGAACCGTTACTGCTAACACTATTACACTTGACAGACTTGTGGGGCTCTACGGGCAACCTGAGCTCATTAAGATAGATGTAGAGGGTGCTGAATGGAATGTGTTTAAGGGTATGACCAAGAAGTATGGAACTATAGCCTTTGAATGGACTGAGGTGACTTTAGATGAGCATGCCAAGCAGTTAGAGTATTTGCAAAACCTCGGCTATGAAGAGTTCTCTATTAGGTTTATAGAAGAGCATTTAAAGGAACCTGCGTCAGATGATTGGCTTCCATTAGACTTTGCCCACATACTTAAAGACCACGTAGATGCCCGTAAAGATAAATGGGAATCAGGTGGGTGGCAAGAGGCAAATCTAAGGCCTACAGGTGATGTAGGAATGC